GGGGATTTTACCCCAGGAAATTGTGTCGATTTGTGCTTTTAGTGAAGCACCCACTTTGTGTGGAAGTATTTCGATACATTTTCTCAATCAATTCTCGAAACTGAAAAATATTTGCAGTGTCAGAAGAGGCTGCAGACAATTATCTATTCGTGAAGCGATTAAGCTTCAGTTAGTAATCAGATGTTCGCAGTGTCAAGAGAGGCTGCGAGCGATCAATGAAAACTTTAGTGGAGAAATTTTCTTCCTTGCACATTTGCTAGATGTGCATTGTATTTTTATAGCAAGTTTGGATTGTCCTATCACTATCAAGACAAGACCAGCTACCCCCCCATTTAAATGATGGTTACAATCATCGAGAGAGGCCTGCCTCGCATTCCCTGACAGATACACTTGAATAAGGTCAACGAACCTAAATCAAGCTCTACTGTTATATAGCGAGACATAAACCGACCCGTAAAACGGTTAGTCACCAGACTACTCCGGGCTACAGAAGCCCAATTATGAATCTATGTTGTACACTTTTTAGTACCCGTCCGTGAAAAGACGAGAGAAACATTGTTATAGACGATATAGTGAGTTGTGGATTTTCTCAGAAATCCTCTTTGCGTTAAAGATAGACGCCCTCTAAGAAGCTTAGGCTTTTCAGTAATTTACGAGGGAGCATATGGTATAATTCCGACGAACTGGACATTACCGCTCCGCCTAGTTAGGCTGAGAAGATATAGTTATTATGGCACTTGGTGAAATTGAGCTAGTTGCTGATCACCAAGAAAAGTCGTTCTACGTCCTGACAATTGCTAAGGACGCGAAAGAGACGCATGAGCATGGCAACCTACACATGTTTACAAAACTACAGAACAAGATCCAGAAGCTGCGAAATAAGTTCCGACCAACGCAGGTCGATGCCGTGACATACCTAGATGGTTGTTACGATGAGTTAGACACACGCGTAACCCGTGTGCATGTTGTGTACCCTGGTGTTTCATCCCTAGTGTTGAACGCTATTTTCACGACAGATGTGTATGATGCCGTCAAGTACATGCTCTTCACCCACTATCAGGGTGAGACAATTGAGCAGATACTATCGATTGCAAAGCGCGTGCATGTTTATGCACGCGGACACTTGCTCCGTAGGACTCAGTTACCGCTGAGCCTCTATGGAGTGGGTCCTGATGAGATCCTCACTGTGAGGGTTTATGGACTCGTTGGAGGAAGTGACGAACCGTCCTCTGACTATATGGTCCCAGAGAAGGTTTTGCTACCCACCTACGCTCACGTTGCTGAGTGTGAACGGGAGGTACTGAGGGTGTTAGTACCCCAGTCGGAAGATGACAGTGCAACCGGTGCTTATATGCGAGGATGCGCGGTGTTTTCGAAGGCAGCACAGAAGTTCTTCGAAGGATTAGCAAAGACGTGCGGTGATGACTACATTCCTTGCTTATTGGAGGATATCATGTTCCTGTATTCGGGCGTGCTCCGTGCTTCTGACTTGGGGGAGATCCTCCGTGAAGTCGCGATCTTTGTGAAGTTGCGCAATCCAGGACTGCTGTTTCGAAAGGAGAATGCAGACCTGATAGTAGCAAAGTTCACCGCCATTTTCTCTGGCGACTGGGAATTCAAGTCCCAAGGTCTGGAAGAGATTTTGGGCAATGTTCAGGAGGGCCTGGGGAAGTTCGATGAGATGCGCAACGCGCCCATTCTCAAGAAGCTCCACAAGGCCATGATGTATGTTTTGAGCCTGGGCCTGTTTGAGAAGTTCGGCATTACGTTTGACAATCTGCGCTACAGCAAGTTGGAGTCCGAGATGTTGAAGCGCAAGTACAAGATGGGAATCGACTTCGTCCACACGATGATCGATACCCTTGTGTTCTTGCTGCAGAGAGGACTGCAGTGCATGAAGACGGGCTCATTAGATCCGCTATATCATTCTGGTTCCACCTATGAACAGTGGTTCGACAAGGCTCAGGATCTGAAGCGACAGAGCATCTTGCTCAATGCGCCAGAGGAGCACGGATTCACGTATTTCGGCTTCTTGGCTGACCTCAAGGATCACATTGAGAAGGGCGAGGCGATCTACAAACACGCCACGCGTCTCGGCACATCCGAGCGCAAAATGGTAGGCGCGTTTGTGAGTGAGCTACGCTTGATTGAAGCTCACCAGGTGACGAAGCGCTCAGCACTACAAGAGCGTGACGCCCCCTTCGCTGTGCTCCTTTTCGGAGGATCGTCGGTGGGAAAGTCCACGCTGACCAAGATGCTGTTCTACCAGTACGGTAAGACGTTTGGCCTACCCACGCAGAGTGAGTTTAAGTTCATCCGGAATGCGAATGCAAATTTCTGGGATGGATTCACCTCGAGTCAGTGGTGTGTTCAGCTGGATGACATTGCGTTCATGCACCCGAACAAAGCCGCAGCTGGTGATCCAACTGTTATGGAGATGCTCCAAGTTGTCAACAATGTGCCATTCGTTCCGGACCAAGCGTCGTTGGAGGACAAGGGCCGGACGCCTATGAAGGCGAAGTTTGTCATCGCCACAACAAACTGTGAGAACTTGAATGCGGTGCACTACTTCCAGACACCACTGGCGGTGCAACGTCGTCTGCCGTACGTCTTGGATGTGCGTCCCAAAGTGGAATACAGTCGTGACGGGTGTATGCTGGACTCGAGCAAGATCGAGCAGGTGGACGGTCACTGGCCAGACTTCTGGGACATCATCGTGAAACGTGTTGTGCCAGATGGTGATGACCGTGTTGGACAACGCGCGAAACTTGTTGATGTTGAGAAGTTCACATCGGTGGACGATTTCCTCGCCTGGTTTTCACGCGAGGCTGTCAAGCACGAACAGGTGCAGAAGCAGGTGAAGGAATGTGATGTGTCCATGAGCGATATTGAACTTTGTGGACAGTGTTGGTATAACAAATTGGTGTGCCGATGCACGCGGATGCAGACTTACGATAACTTCTATCCCACTGATGCTGGTTTCACATTTTTCAAGAACGATGAGGTCTCTCAGGAGTTCCTGGAAGATGTTGATACTCCGCTAAGACGACACTGTGTGTCGCAGAGCGGATTCCAGGTCACGCCGGAAAACCTCGATGAGCACGTGGAATGGACGTGGGGTGAACTCTTCATGTTCTACTGGGCTCAAGTGTGCCTCTACATCCTGAATTGGGAGTGGGGACATGCTGCTGTGCTCTTCATTTTGCGACAGGACCGCTTTGCTCGGTGGTTGGAAGCCAACTTCGTAGGAAGTGCGCAGAAAGCGCGCTACCTGCGCCGTCGCTTCCACCGTATGGGCAATCGCGTGAGTGACGACATGGGCCTAGGTCCAGTCGTACGTCGTGTGGTTGCAGCAGCAGTTCTAGCGCAAGGTGCTATCACCATGTACAAGGTGTATGGTGAATATAAGCGCAAGACCAAGACTGCCGATGTTCCTACTCCTGCAGTAGGCACACCCACGGTACAGCCGACTGTTCCGGTTCCAGTGGTCCCACAGACCACCGTGTCGAGTCGTAACGTCGGCCGTGCTCCAACAAGTGAGAGTGTGGAAGAGGAGAATGTGTGGCACAAGAACGACTTCGAGTTGACAACATTTGATGTTACGCGCCAGATGGAGTGTGATTCACGTTCACCTGAGGAGATTGAGGCATATGTAGCGCCGAACGTTGTGCACTTCACGACGACACGTATAGATGCCAATGGCCAAACTGTACTTCGGAAGGGAAAAGCCCTTTGCATCCGTGGGCACATATACGTAACAGCTGCACACACTTTGCCTAAGGGCCGTTACACCATGCGAGTGGTGCACGGTAGTGCAGGAAGTGTGGGTCTGCAGGAAGTCAGCACTGAGATGTGTGACACTGATGTTGTAACTATGGAGAACAAGGAGATTGCATTTTTCCGATTGCGATGTTTACCACCCAAGAAGAACTTGTTACCACTTATCGCAAAGGATAGTGCGAACTTCGTGGCTGCAGGACGGTATGTACTTCGCTCACCCGAGGGGTGTGTAGAAAGTGTGCGTGTGGTGAATATTTCAGCAGGTGGACATTTCGTCTGTGAATCTATGGAAGTGGATGCTGTGTGGAATGGAAATGCATCACCACACACAGTAGTAGGTCAGTGTGGGATGCCACTGATCGCTTTCACGGGTCGTGGTCCAATGATTTGCGGACTCCACGTGGCAGGCGGAGGTCCGCGTGTCGCGGCTGCGAAGTTCACAGTAGAACTGGCGCAGAAGGGATTGGACGCCTTCACTGAGCCCCATGTCGAAGCTGGGGCACCCATGTTGAGTGCCCAAGGCTATGACAGGGAATTGACGAGCCTGCATCACAAGTCGGTAATGTCTTTCATCCCTACGGGGAAGTGCAACGTGTACGGTTCATTCACTGGTTTCCGGCCGCACGGACGAAGTTCGGTGGTGCCAACTGTGATCCGGGACGCTGTTGTCAAACGTGGGTACACCGAAGACTTCATGGCCCCCAAGCTGGGGTCGTGGGAACCATGGCGCTTAGCAGCGCTCGATATGGTGAACCCCGTTGAGCGCATGAAGACTGATGTCCTGGCAAAGTGTGTGGAAGCTTTCAAAGAAGATATTGAAAGAGAGCTACCCAGTAGTGAGTGGAAAGAGATCCACGTACTGGATGATTTCACCACTATGAATGGTGCTCCAGGTGTGAAATTCATCGATAAGATCAACCGGAACACGAGTATGGGGAATCCCTTCAAGAAGTCGAAACGCCACTTTCTCGAACCAGTTGAGAGTGAGAATGACGTTTCGGATCCACAGATGTACAACGCCGAGATCCAACAGCGCATTGATCACATGCTGAACACGTATATGGAGGGACGCAGAGTGATGCCTGTGTACTGTGGCCACGAGAAGGATGAAGCTATGAAGGAGAAGAAGGTGAAGGCGATGCAGAATCGCATTTTCACCGGAGCTCCAGGCGACGCAGCGCACATCACGCGTAAATATTTTTTGACGTTGATTCGTGTGATGCAGCGCAACAAATTTGTGTTTGAGTGTGGGCCTGGTACTAATCCCTTGTCTACCGAATGGCAGGAGATCAGGGAGCACATCTGCAAGTATGGCCCGGATCGCCTTATTGCGGGCGACTATGGCAAGTTCGACAAGACTATGCCACCCGCTCTCATCCTCGCCGCATTCGACATTCTCCGTTGGATGTGTGAGAAGGCTGGATATGACCTCGTGTCGCTCTTGGTAGTGCAGGGGGTTGCTGAAGATACGGCTTTCCCTCTCGTTGACTTCAACGGTGATTTGGTGGAGTTCTTTGGGTCTAACCCCTCAGGACACCCACTGACCGTCATCATCAATGGTCTGGCCAACTCGCTGTACATGCGCTATAGCTATCACGAGTTGAATCCAGAGCAAGAGGTCAGGAGTTTCAAGCGCCGCGTGGCATTGATCACGTATGGTGATGATAACGCTATGGGAGTGCACGTCTCGGCGCCTTGGTTTAACCACACGACTGTGCAGAAGGTACTCGCCCATATTGGGGTGAGGTACACAATGGCAGACAAGGAAGCTGTGAGTGTCCCGTACATCACGATTGACGAAGTCTCGTTCTTGAAGCGCACATGGCGCTGGGATGAGGACGTGGGTGCTTACTTGGCGCCACTGGAGGAAGCTTCCATTGGTAAGAGCCTGACCAGAGTGGTCGCTTCAAAGACCATTTCCGCAGAGGCTCAAGCATGTGAAGTGCTGAAGAGTGCCCACATGGAGTATTTCAACTACGGGTGGGAGATTTTCCACCAAAAGGATAAGATGATCCGAGAAATCATGGACGAGTGCGATTTGTGGCCGCACACACACATGGACAGATACCCAACCTGGCAGGAGTACAGGGATGGGTTCTGGCGTCGATCAGCTTAGGCTGGTCACGGGCTAAAGCTATATAGTCCGAAAACCAAAATGTAGCGTGTTAGTCTAGTTACTGTATGTTTATTTGTTTTACATTTGGAATTAGCGTAAGAGTGGAGTCTAGCACAAACTCGCCAGGGCGATCCCCAAAGTCCGTTTTTACGGAAGACACTGGCTAGTTGTCAAATAAATGTTCCCAGGTTTAATAATGAGTTTAAAATTACCTGGTTAAATATCAACTCGGAAATACCGAAAACAAAGTTAAAGCGTTGGAGGCCCGCATTGTAGGTCTCACTCGCGTCCTAGCGCAGCTTGAGCAGGACGTTGATTTCATTACCAAGTACATACATATTGTGCAGGAAGATACATTGCACATTCCACCCATGACAGCACAGAGCGCAGATGTGGTCTCCGAACAAGTTGAGACTGTGATTTTCCACGATACGGAAGTGGGCGACACCGCAGGATTGGCAACGTCCGATGTGGCATTTATCGAGGATGATTTCATTGATGAGGCATCGTTGGCACAGTTCCTTTCTAGGCCTGTTCGCATTGCCACCACCACGTGGCTTGAATCGGATGCTGCTACAACTACGAAGTTCACGATCAACCCATGGCAATTGTTCTTCAGTGACCCACGCATTAAACGCAAGATTGATAACTTTGCTTTTCTGCGCGCGAACCTGAAGTTGAAGGTGTTAGTCAATGCTTCACCCTTCTATCATGGTTACGCGTTGGTTGCGTATCAGCCACTGCCGAATTTCACACCTAGCACGCTCACAACAGACGCAGCCTTGGCGCGCATTCAGGTATCTCAGCGACCGCACTTGTGGATAAATCCGCAGGATAACCAAGCTGGTGAGATGACACTACCCTTCTTTTGGCCCGAGAATTGGATTTCTGTTAAGCAAAACGCAGATTTTTCACAGATGGGTACACTTCAGATGCGTGCTTTTACACCATTAGCGAGTGCCAATGGCACTGTCGGCTCCGGAGTATCCGTGCAAGTCTTTGCATGGGCAGAGGATGTTAAGCTATCGGGCTCTACGCTTTCACTCTCAATGCAGAGTAAGGATGAGTATGGTACAGGCCCTATTTCGGCACCAGCATCTGCACTTGCGAACGTGGCGGCAGCACTTGAGCCGAAGTTTGGCCGGTTTGCTACAGCTACACGCATGATTGCGTCCACCACCGCTGGGGTCGCCAAGTTGTTTGGTTATTCCAATGTGCCGGTGCTGGAAGAGGCTAAGCCTATGCGTGTGTCGCAGTTCGCAAACTTTGCTTCGACTGAGCTGGGATTCCCGCTCAACAAGTTGACGCTGGATGCGAAGAATGAGTTGTCAGTTGATCCTACAGTCTTGGGTATGCCCAATGAAGACGAGATGTCTATTTCACACATTGTCCAGAAGGAGTCCTTCTATTACAGTTTTTCGTGGAGTACTGCCGATGTGGTTGATACCACTTTGGCGTATCAGAATATTACGCCTATGTGCGTTGACACACTCTCTACTACAGGACAGACTGCTTACGTATATACGCCGATGGCGTACGTTGCAGGACTATTCAATGCATGGAGAGGAGATATTCGTTTGACATTCCGATTTGCGTCCACCCAGTACCATAAAGGACGCCTGCGTATTACGTATGACCCGCAGGGAGACGCGACTAATAACGTGTTGTCGGTCAATGACGGGAACTCTGGGGCGTACACTGTTTTTGCTGACATCTCGGATTCAACTGAGGTGTCAATGGTGATTCCATTCCAGCAGGCACTCCCCTATTTGACCACATCAGCTACGAGCCTTCCCGGCAAGTGCTATGCAACTAGCGGGTTCGTGTTCAATATGGATGCGGCACTACACAACGGTGCCATTGCGGTGAAGGTGGCAACGGTGCTCTCTGCGCCTGTGGCGAGCAGTGTTGTGCCAGTTCTTGTGTTTGTACAGGGGTGCGAGAACTTAGAGTTTCAAAACCCGGCGCGCATTGACCCACGATTGTCACCTTTTGTTGTGCAGTCCGCGGATGAAGTTCTTGGTACTTCCCAGGCCGCAAAAGATGTGCGGCGCGGTCTAGTCAACTACGGTGAGACGGTGCGTAGTTTGCGACAGTTGGCACGACGTACGACGCCCACTATGCCCATGGTTTTTCCAGTGAACAACGCGCTGGTGGGGCTGCGCAGATATCGATGGGCACACCGTAAAATCCCTCCCTACCCTGGTTTTGATCCCAATTCAATTTACACAGGAGTTAAGAAGGTGGGAACTGGAAATGCTCCCTACACGTGGGCAGCAATGAGTCCTCTTCAGTATGTGGTACTCCCTTTCGTTGCATATCGTGGCTCCACATTTTGGCATTACGCTCCACACTGTGGTGGAGCGGCCACCTCTTCGAGTATTCAGCCC